TGCCTTCTTACGACTTAACCGTTGCCGTCGCCGTACGGCGCAACTAACCAAAAAGGAGCCACCATGGCGACAACAACATTCCTCTCGAATGCCACCATCGGAATGACACAGGGTGCAACCACTGTGGACTTCTCCGACCAAGGCAACCAATGCACAATTACCGTCGGTCAGGACTCGCTTGAGATCACAGCTTTCGGAGACACTGGGCACAAGTTCGCTGGCGGTCTTCAGTCCGTTGACGTGTCAATCACTTTCTACCTTTCCTATGGAGCAGGCGAAGTCGAGCAGTTCCTCAGCACATGCGTAGGCACTGGCACCACAACGTTCACAATCTCGCCATCAGGCGCAACCGAGTCAGCAACCAACCCTGAGTACGTCATCTCGAATTGCATGATTGCCGACTTCACCCCAATCAACTCCACCGTCGGCGAAATCGCCACTGTTCAAATTACGGGCACCGGTGGAACTTGGGTTCGCGACATCACCTGATCCGACCCCAACCATTTAGGAGAAACAAATGAAAATCACATTGGAAGTTCAAGAGAAAGGTGGCGTGTCATACCGTGTCACAACCAACCTTTTCTCAATCATTGCAATGGAGCGCAAGTTCAAAATCCGCGCCTCCGATCTTGCATCTGGCGTCGCTATGGAGCACCTTGCGTACCTTGCTTTTGAGGGTGCAAAGCAAGAAGGTTTTACAGTGCCAGTGGTGTTTGACGATTACATTAAACGCCTTGAGTCTGTGGACGTGGTTGAGGATGAACCAGCAAACCCTACGGGCGAGGCAGTTACCTCCGAACCCTCTGCGAGTTAGTCGTTGAGACAGGTTTCTGGCCTCCACAAATCCCATTTGATATACAAGAGCTGCACACCGTCGCGGACGTGCTCGACAAAATGAACAAGGAGGCAAGACGATGAGCGTAGAGATGACCACACAAATTGCAGGCATCAACGACGCAATTCGTTCCCTCAACAAGATCGAGCCGGGCTTGCGTAAACAGTTTAATAACGACGCGCGTGTTATTGCTCAGCCTGCTACCGACGCAGTAAAGAACGCTTACAAGTTTGTTCCGTTGTCGGGTATGGAACGCAAGTGGGCAGGCCCAGCCGTTAGAGGTCGTAAGGTGTTTCCGTTTACATTGGCGAAAGCAAAGCGTGGCGTTGATGTTGTGTTCAACACTGACCGTCGTTCTCTTGGTGTAATCAACGTGGTGCAGCGTGACGCTGGCACGGCGATATTTGAAACCGCTGGACGCAAAACCCAAAACCCTCTAGGCGATTCTCTTGGCGACTTGTCACCGGGGCGTACTCGACTGATTGGGCCTGTTGTTTACAGCAAGCGCCGTGAGATCGAAAACGGTATCCGTGACTTGGCTCTCAAAATTGTCAACCGTGTAAACAAGGACTTCCGCTAATGCTGTCTATCCCCATTGTTTCGTCCTTTGATAACAAGGGCATCAAGAGCGCTATCAAGGAGTTCAAACAACTCGAGACCGTCGGACAGAAGGCGCAGTTCGCACTGAAGAAGGCTGCTATTCCTGCAACGGCTGCTCTCGGTGCATTGGCTGTGGGATTGTTTGACGCAACCAAGGCTGCGATGCAAGATCAGGCTGCACAGAAGGCTCTTGCCCGTCAGATCCAGCGCTCTACAAAGGCAACAGACGAGCAGATTGCAGCTAATGAGGACTGGATTAGTACGCAGGGCAAATTGCTCGGTGTGACCGACGATGAACTGCGTCCAGCCCTAGCCGGGCTTGTGCGAGTTACTAAGTCAATCCCGAAGGCTCAACAGGCTGCGTCCCTTGCCATGAACATCAGCGCGGCAAAGGGCATCAGTCTTGAAAGCGCAACGAAGGCCTTGGAGCGCGCCTACGGCGGAAACCTCAACGCTTTGGCAAAGATTGCACCAGAGTTAAAGGGCTTGATTAAAGAGGGTGCTTCTGCTGAGCAAGTCTTTGGAGAGTTGAACAAGAAGTTCGGTGGCGAGGCTGCAGCCGCTGCGGAAACCACAGAGGGCAAATTTAAGCGCTTGAAAATTGCGTTTGACGAAACCAAAGAGTCAATCGGTACTGGCATGCTCCCAATCATTGAAAGTGCTCTTCCGTACCTTCAAAAGTTTGCTGACTGGGCGCAAGATAACCCCAAGACATTCACACAAATTGCTGCAGCCATTGGTTTGATTACTGGCGCAATGGTTCTGCTGAATGCTGCTATGGCTGCGAACCCTGTTGTGTTGGCAGTTGGTGCTGCAGCTGTCGCTGCTTTTGCAGTGGCGAAGTTGACACCCGGTGCTGTTAGTGGTGTAAAGAATGCTGCAAGAACTGTCGGCTCTCAGTTTGACGCTAAATCTAGTTCTGTTTATCAGGCTGGCGCTTTGACGCCGTATGACTCTCAGCGCACACTTGCCCCAGCAACAATGGCCAACCGTGGCGTGATGATTCAGGTAAACACTGGCGTCGGTGATCCTGTCAAGATTGGCAAGGAAGTCAACGACGTTCTCAACGCTTATTTCCGTAGGGGCAAGTAGTGGCGTACCCAACACCAAAGGTTGAGATTGCAATGTATAGCGGGCCGTACCGCACGGACGCAGAAATTGCAGCGGACGGCGCTGCACAGATTCCACCCAATAGTGGATGGGTTGACGTTTCTTCTTTTGTTTACAGCATGGACATTGACCGCGGAAGGTCAGACGACTGGGGCAATTTTTACGGCGCAGCCACCGTCACGCTGAACAACCGTGCCCGTACATTTGACCCGTTCTACACATCGGGCCCGTACTACCAAAAACTTCTCCCGCGTCGACAGATACGCATTACGGCCACCTACGGAGCTACTAGCTACCCAGTGTTCCGTGGCTTCGTCGCTGGCTGGCCACCCGTGTGGAGCGACGCCGGTCAGAACTCAACCGTGACCTTGTCTTGTTTTGACGCTATGGGGCTACTGGCGTCCGACGCTCAGCCTGCGGACTGGAGCCGTGCATACATCCTCAGCACAGCGCCACGTCACTACTGGCCTTGTGATGAGCCTGTGACGCCGTTTGTTGCTGGCGGTGTCCTGACCGACTTTGGTTCTGTACCGTTTAATTTTGCAACAACTACAGCTGCTTCTAGCGGTGATCAACTTGCCGTTGGTCTCGTTAACTCGTCGGTGCAGGGCACAGGCAACTACGCAGCAACAACCGCGTCGGGCGCTGTGCAAGGCGTAGGCGACTTCTCAGCGTCTATGTGGATTATCCCCGACACCGAGACCGACTTTGGTAGCGGTGGCATCTTTTACAACTCAGTGTTCTCTGTTGAGTATGACGCCGCATTATTTGCCTATCGGGTTTACATGCTGGACTACAACAGCAACCAACAGCGCATGTGGTACACCGGACAACAGTTTGACGGTGGCACAGCGCGCATGGTCTCGTTCACGTTTAACGGCACTAGCAAAGCGCTTGCCATGTGGGTTGACGGCGTCTCTCAAGTTGTCGTCACCACAGCCCCGACTGGCATTTTGGGGTTTACGGTAAACGAGGGTTACTACCTTGGATCAGGGCAGACCCAGCAGTTCATCGTCTGGGATGGCATTCAAACACAAGCGGTGTTCCAAGAGATCTTCAAGTACTCGACCGTTGCTTTTTCTGAGTCAACGGCTGCACGGTTCAACCGTCTTATCGCTAACACTTCGTTCCCGTCTGGCATGACCTCTGCACCGTCAGCGCCAGCGTCCACCGTTCTTGAGTTAACAGATGACGCACCAATGACCACGGCAGAGCTGCAGAAGGTTGCTGACTCTGAATACGCACCGCTGTTTGTGACTCGTGCTGGCGTGTTGACGTTGTACAACCAAAATCAAATCCGCAGCCAATCGCGCTCCATTGTTTCTCAGGGCACCTACGGCACCGGTGGTTATGCCATCGGGCAGAACGTGGCCATCGCGTATGACGGCGACTCAATGCGTAACGAAGCCGATGTGACGATGTCTCAGGGCGGTGTTTACACCAAGAAGAACACGTCAAGCATTGCGACGTACGGCGCTGCTGAAGCGTCGGTTGAGACGCAGGTTGCGTCACTTGCTAACGCTGTGTCTATTGGTGACATTGTCACGGGTTGGGGCGGTCAGGTTTACCCGAAGGCTGACCCTGTCGAAGTTGTCTTGTCTCCGTCTGGCGATTGGAGCAACGCGTTAGATCGTGAGTTAAATGACCGCATCACGCTTGTGGTTTCTCCGCCTACTGGTAACTCAATTACAACGCCGATGTTGTTGTCTCGTATTACTCACTCGGTGGTGCCCGGACAGTGGACTACGACCTTTGAGGGGTCTGCTCGTTGGGCTGCTGTTTTTATTCTCAATAAATCCACCTTGGGTGGAACTGACCTTTTAGGATAAATGTATGAGTTTCCCTGTTTTTGCTAGTGGTGACGTGCTTAATGCGTCCGACATGAACGCTGTCGGCTTGTGGCTTGTCAAGACACAAACAATTGGCACTGGCGTTTCCAGCGTTGCCATCACATCATGCTTTAGTTCAGACTATGACAATTACAGAGTGGTTATCAGCAACACAGTTGGCAGTGTGAACGACAACGCAATCAGCATCCAATTTGCAAATGTGGCTAATCATTACGCACAAATGGCTTATTGGGCGTACAACGCAATCGGCAGTGGAAGCCTTAATACCAACGCTCAAACATTTGGTTATGTGGGTTTGACTGGTGCAGCAGGGCAAATGAGCCTGACAATGGACATTCTTGCACCAAACTTGGCCGTCTTTACAAAGTTTACAGGCAACCTGACCAGCAATAATTTCATGGGAACTAGTGGCGGTGTTTACGCAGCAAACACTCAGTTCACTGGTTTCACTCTTATCTTCCCCGGCACTACCACTGGTGGAACTATCAAGGTTTACGGATACAGGAACTAGGAACCATGACTGAAGAAAAAAAGCCCCTGCTCATTCAAATCGACGACGAAGTGCGTGAGATGACACCCGAGGAGATTGCAGCCCATGAAGCGCTTATCGCTAACACTCCTGCTCTGCCTAACGCTGAGTAGTTGCGCTGACCGCGTACGCCACAACTGCGAAGACACCCAAGCCACAGGCACATTTGAAAGGCGATGCCCATGAAACCCGAAAACCGCCTCACCAACGAAGAAATCAAAGCCCGACTCATCCTCATCGTAGGAGTCGCGCTTTCGTTTTCATTCGTGGCAGCAATCGTCTCGCTGATCTACGGCCTACTGTTTGTGACTCAACCTCTCGAGCAGGCACCCAACGACGCTGAAGCGTGGGCAGTGTTGTCACCGATGCTGATGACTCTTGCCGGTGGTCTCATCGGACTACTTGCAGGCAACGGCCTCAAAGACAAGCCCAAAGACCCACCGACCACACCGCCAGTGCCATGAGCCGTAAATACCCTTTTTACCCTGCGTGGAACGGTGAAGCCACAGACCCCGTCACCAAGAAGTTCTACGACCTTTGCAAACGCCGTTGGG